CTTGCGATCTTTACGCAGTTCGCCAATTTCTTCAGCAAGTTTTGTCACCATAAAGTTGTTGAACTTTGTAGCTGACTCTTTCATCTTGCCTTGAAACTTAACGCGATCTTCTGCAAGTGCTTGCTTTTCAGCTGCAACTGCTTCAATTTCTGCGGTAAGACCATCTGTTACCATACGATCTAAGGCTTCCACCATCACTGTTTTGTCATGCTCATAGCGTTGTGCAAACTCTTCGCGGAGTTCTGCACGTACTTGTTCACGAGCTTCGTTTAACTTGGTTTCCCAAGCTTCACTAATCTGCTGTTGAGTTTCCTCATTGATCAAGTCGCTATCTAGTAACGGTTTAATAGCATCTAGCATATTATTTTCCTTCAATCTTGAGACCACGTATTAAACGAACTACTTCGTCTTTGACGTATCTCTGTGCTTTGCCGCTCTTAGCTGGGTCCTTAAACATATCTAACAATCTTTGGCCGCCTTTGTGATTCAAAAGGCCTTCATAGATTGCTGTTGGATATGCATTTGGAGCACTTGGCTGAGCAACCACATCTACAGTGACGATTTCAAAGTCACTGACATGTCCGTTTGCATCGTTGACATTACCGCTGCCACGACTGCTAACCCCTAGTTTTACACCGTTAGTCAACATAGTTTTAACTAGTTCACCCATCGGTGTAGGTAAAATCTTTAATGTTCCCATACCAGCTGGACCATCCATCCACATTTTTTCAATCATGTGGCTTACACGATCCAAATTAATTTTTAAGTCATCTGGGTGATCAACTTCGCCCAGTACTGAATGACCTGTTTTGATCTGTTCGTTGATAGTGTCAACTGCTTTGGCTATTTCATTTACAGGATATACACGCTCATTGGCGTTTCTCACGCCGCCCTCGATGCAAACACCTTTTAACTTCAGTGTTTTGTGACCGGAGCCATCCTGGGCTTCCTCAGACAAGAGTTCTAGTCCTGCCTGAGTGAAGCTTAGATGTTCTTTAAGATATCGAGCCATATCCTTAGATTAGCCTTTTGGAAACGGTGTTTTTGTATTCACACCACTGGCTTGTGTTGTAACTGGCTTTGGAGCTGCTGACATTTGCTTGTCACCACTGGCTGGAGTGTTTTGCACTTTGCCAATCAACTCGCCGGCTTTAGGAGCAGGACGGCCTTGAGCTGTGTCACCAGTCATTTTTACGGGACTAGCTACAGCACCTTTGGCGCCACTGTTGTTAGCGTTTGTGCTTTTGGTGTTTGTACCAGCTGGCTCTGAAGTTACAGGAGCAGGAGCTTTGGCCAGGTTAATAGCTTCCATCATGCCCATTTCTTCGTCGCCAAATTCAGCAGTGTCTGTGTCATCCATTGACAAAGCGTCGCCGCCGTCGATGTCAGACACAGTTTCTACATCAGTAACTTCTTCGTCGCCGCCCATCAATGACTCAAATTCAGCCATGAGTTCGTCGAGCTTGTCTTCCAAATCAACCACGCGGTCTTCAATATCGGCACCGTCGTCATGATCTTTTTCCATGTCGTGTGTGAGGTCTTTGCCGTCTTCTTCAGCAGCGTCGTCAAATTCAACGTCAGACTCTTCGTCTTCTTGCATGCCTTCTTCTTCCATTTCAACTTCGTCGCTTAACTCGTTGCCCATGTCTTCGTGCATTTCGTCGTATTCAATGTCTTTGGCAACTTTTTTGCCAGCTTTTTCAGCATGGTCGTCACGCTCAGCATCAGACTCTTCATCCAACTCTTCATCTTCTTCTTCGTTCATCAAATTTTCATAGATTTCACGGGATTTTTCTACCACGATATCGTGGAATAGTTCTTTGGCTTTCGCCTCTTCATCATTGATCACAAATTCGATCAATTGTTCAAATTTCGATGTCATATTATCTCCTTAAGGTAATGGCTCGTCAGATATTTACTATTAACGAATAATATTGGTAGTTTTGAGGTGGAAAAGTGGGTGTTCTAAGACAAAAATATTACAAGGCAGGCGGGGCAGCTGGTGGTGCATATTGCTTCTTAACTTGCTTGAGTTTTTCTTTGTATTCGTAACTACGAACATCGTTCATCTGTCGCAGTTTGTTAAGTTGGCGCAGAGTTAAACGAGTTTTACGCAGATTGCCCAGACGTGGCTGGCTGTTGTCTTGGCTGACATCTTGATAGGCTTCCGGGCTACGCTCGTAGATTTCGTTTAAGATCATACTGTATTTATTAGATTGTTGGAATTGGAGGCGCACCTGCTGGGGCTGCAGTTCCGGGTGCTGTGGTGGGTGCGCCGCCTTCGGGTGATTCGGCACCGGTTTCGGCACCGGCTAATTCTTGTCCGGTATTAATATCTGCTTCTAATCCAGCAGGTGTGATGCCGACGCTGCGCAGGTCTTGTCCTTGTGTTGTGACCAGTTCTGGTTCGTCGCGTTCTTCAGCCCACATTGTTTCGTTTTCCACAATTTCTTCTTCAGTTAGTCCCAAGTAACGCTTCATCATAAAACGCTTGCTCATGTAAGGCAGGGGCTCTAGTTGACTGAATGCAGTAATGCGGGTAGTGTCTAGTTCGCTTTGGCGATAGCTGGCAAAGTTTTGTGGTTCGCATAACGCAATACTAAACAAGCCAGCGTCAATGTTGAATCCTCTCCAACGCAGGAACATTTTAAATTCGTCATCTAGTTTCTGCATGATCAGTCGTTGTAACCGCATGCAATACTGGTTAAAACGGTATTCTTGTATCAGTGCTGTGCCTACACGACCGTCATTCATGGCACGATCGCTGTCGTCTGGACCTGTGGGCAGGTAACTGCTGGGCACACGCAGACCGCGGGCCATTTTGTTATTAAAGTATTTTAAATCATCAATTTCGCCTAGATTTGATCCACCAGCCAAGGTGTCTACGCTACTGCCACGCCCGCTTTCGCCGTTGAACGGAAAGAAAAAGTCTTCGTTAATGCTGAGTGGATTGTAGCTGGCGTCCATCATGTTGGCCCCACCACCGGTGTTGGTAGGAATACGGCGCTGATGCATTTCGTTTTTAACTCGCTCCACAAACTGCATGGCCATGTGGCTGGGCATGTTACCCACGTCAATCTTGAACACTCTGCGTTCTGGAGCACGTTGCACACGATAGATTAGTACTGAATCTTCTAGCAGTTCTTTTTGTTTGAATACTTTGAAAATGTTTTCTAGGATACTCTGTCCAAATGGCCAGAAAAAGTCAAGTCCTTCGTTTAGGCTAAGATGTACCACGTGACGTGCATCGATACAGGTTTCGTTCATGGCCTGTGTAAATCTGCTGTTGCCTACTCCGCCGTTGCCAGTTCCACCACCAGCGCCACCGCCGCCGGGTGATGTGTAGTTATTGGTGTTGGTACCGCCACCCAAGGCACGGCTTACATAGTAATCACTGGTGGTTTTTTGTGCCACACTCATGTTTTGGAAGTTGGGGTTGATGTCACGTATGATGTACTGCTCGGGACGTTTGCCTTCGCTTTCGTTCACAATAACACGGGCCACTTTGACCATGTCTACCCACATCATTTCAAATGTTTCTGGGTCACGCACAAACACTTGATCGCCGTACTTGATGGTATTGCGGAATAATTTGAATATACGCTGATCTAACTTGTTTAGTTTGGTCCACTGTTGCAACTGCTTTTTAACAATTTCCACTTCGTGATCGGTGGGTTTGTCAGTAAACGCAATGTCAAAAGGTGTTTTATTATCTTCGTTGACTTGTGTTGAAAACTCAGCAATGATGTCTAGGCAGGCATTGACTTCTGAGTCGCAGTCCATGTTTTCGTATTGATTGTAGCGTTCAATACGATTGGGGTGCCCACTGTATACCTCAGGTAATCTACTGGCATAGTTGCGGAAGGCAAAATCGTTGGGTGTGCCTGTTCCGTCAGAATAGCCCGCACCAGTTTGACGTGGGTATCCATCTAGTCCAAATTGGTTTTGTCCCGAAATTGGACTTAGTTGGCCGCCAGTGTTGGCGACTTTGAAGTACTTTTTCCAACCTTTTTTGCGACCGTTATCGTTATCTGCCATGGTAGTATATTTAGCTACTTGGCCCGGGTCTCTTTTAATTGTTTCTCAGCAAGCACGTTGGCTTGTCTTTGTAGTGCATTGTTTTCGGCTAACCTTTTGTCAAGTGAAGCAAAAAAAGAACTGGTTTCTTGTTCGGTAGCGGATCCTTGGCCTGGTGCAGTTATACCAGCACCGGCACTGTTATAACTGAATCCAGACATGCCAGGTTGGTATCTAGATGAAGGGCCAGATATGGCGGCTAGTAATTCGTTAGGATTTACATTGGCTTGATTGGTATTATATCCATCATAGGCTCCTCTGCCTGACATGTCTTTTGGTAACGCTGCCCAGGTTCCGGCTAAATTTCTCATTACAGTAGCAGGGTCTTTTTTACCATAGCCGGCTTGGTCGATTAGTTGTTGAGCCAATTGATCTTGTGTTTTTTGATCAAATTTGGTGGTATTAGGATCTAACCCGGCTTTTTTCATCTGCTCTGACAATGTGCTAGAGATCATTTGATACTTGCCCACTGCAGAACTGGCCCGCCCTTCTCGTAACATTTTCTTTTGTAGTTCTTGTACTTGAGCTACGGTCATATTAGTAAGATCCGCTGATCCTCCGCCGACTAACGCATTATAATTGCCGCCGCTTTCACCTTTACCGATTATGTCTAATAGTGATTTTGGGGCACCGCCGGTGGGCGAATACGTACCGCTTACACCAAATTTTCTGCTTACTGCACCGGTTGCACGTTCTAAAACATTAGCAAAGGACTGTAGTGGTCCGGATGCCACAGCAGCAAGACTAAATGATAGACTTTGTATATTTTTACTGGCATTGGCTGCCGATAGTTGTGCTCCAGTAATTTTGTCTGTTAGCTCTCCAGATGCTTCCATTGCTTCTTTTTGTGCCTTTTCAACGGCCGCTTCTGTAGACAGGCCTTGGCTTTCTAATTCTTTTCGTCGTACCAACAATGACTCGACATCATACACTGCTTGACCAAGTCCGCCCATGTCTTTGCCAAACTTAAACTGAGTTCTAAACTGGACTGCACCTTGGGCAGCGGCCTCTTGTACATCGGTTATGGCTGTTGTGGCTTTGGTTCCATTTTCTAAGGCAATGAAATTTCGTCGTATGGCTCCGTTGAGCACTATGTCGCCTTCGGCTGCTTGCTTGGTAAGATACGTTCCTGTAATCGTGGCTCGTGCATTTTCAGCAAGTGCTGGGTTAATTGCCCCTAGGCCTCGAACAAATAGTTCTATTTGTTCAGCTGCATCTTTTTCACCGTTGGCTCGCATTTCGGATATTTTGGCACGATATCTAAAATCAGCTATATTTTTTTGTGCTTCTTGTTGTTGTGCTTCTCGCGTCTGACCAGTTAGTCGAGCAATTTTGTCAACTTCTACAATATAATTTTGTGTTTTTTTGGTCAGTTCGTCAGTGGTGCTGCCTTGGGTAAGACCAAGCCTAGACATGGTGCTAAGATATTCAGCAGCGGTATCGCCTACAGCATCTAGGCTTAAGCCTAATTTAAGGAATCGTTGTGCTGTTTGTCCAGTGGTCAATACTCCAGAGACTTTGCTTAGTTCTTCGGCACCCAAAGCAGCCGTACCACCCAACGCAGAGATACCTTGTACATTGGTTTTAATTGCTTTAGTAAATGCCGGCAGGCTGTAGTTGCCCAACGCACCAAATTGACGATATAGCCCATCAATTCCGTCGGTAGCAACAGCACTGGCATCACCTAGTGCTTGATAATTTTTGGTTATATCGTCTAATTGACTCAGTGCAATTTTGGCAGCTTCACCAAGACCTGTGGCTAGCCCGCCTAGGACTTTTCCTATGGTGCCAAAATTACCTGCTACTTTGGAAATTGAAGTGCTTAAAACGTCAATTGATCCTGACAGACTCTGAAACGATCCTCCGCCGTTTTTCAAACCACCAATAGCAGCGGTCACTTGTTGTCCATATGCTTTTAGACTGGCAACCAGTTTTCTCTGTGCTTCTTCTGCGTCTTTGCCCGAGGCACTTAATTTGGCCAAGGTTTCGGCACTAAGAGTACTGCCTTTACGCAGTTCTTCTAGGGCTTCAGCAACACCGCTTAAATCATTTGGGTCCATATTTTTCCAACATAAATATTAGCACAATATTTATGGTGATAAAATGTCCAATCCTTTAAGTCAATACTTTAGACAACCCAGTATCTACATCAAATTGCCCAGTCAAGGCAAGAATTATCCAGCTGGCACATTGGCCATGCCGGCCAATGGAGAATTACCAATTTATCCAATGACCGCAATTGATGAAATTACCTATCGTACCCCGGATGCGTTGTTTAACGGACAGGCCACAGTGAATGTGATACAAAGCTGTGTACCTAACATCAAAGATGCGTGGGCAGTTCCGTCTATTGATTTAGACACTATTTTAATTGCCATACGTATTGCCAGCTACGGACATGATATGGAGTTTGCTACCACATGCCCAGCTTGCCAAGATACCAGCGAGCGTAGCATCGATTTAAGAACCATGCTTGATGCTCTACGGGCTCCTGATTTTGACACCCATATCAATTATGGAGATTTAGAAATTTATTTCCGTCCGTTGACCTATAAAAATCTCAATGACAACAGCCAGTTGCAGTTTGAACAACAAAAGCTCTTGCAGGTTATTCCTGACAGTGCAGTATCAGACGCTGATAAAATGACTGCGTTGACCAAGGCATTTAAACAGTTGACTGATATCACAATACACTCGCTGGCAATCAGCATAACTGCTATTAAAACACCGCAGGCATTGGTCAGTGAGCAACCGTTTATTGAAGAATTTTTGAAAAACTGTGATCGAGATTTGTTCAATCAGATACGTGATCATGTGCTTAAATTGCGTGAGCAAAGTGAATTACAACCATTGAACTTGGAATGCACAGCCTGCAATCACAAGTATGAGCAGATGTTAACTTTGGACATGGCAAGTTTTTTCGCACCCGCCTCTTAGTCTTGGACTCTGACCAGATCAGCAACATGGTTGATCAGATGGACACAGAAACAAACGACATAAGACAAGAGGCAATCAAAGTAGCGTGGTACATGCGAGGTGGTATCAGTTACGATCACGCACTACAACTCAGTGTCGCTGAGCGTACTTCAATCAGCAGTTTGATCAAAGAAAATCTTGAGACAACTAAAAAAACTGGATTACCTTTCTTTTAATGTTAGACCTAGCAACCGTAACAGCAGATATAGAATCCTGGATAGTGAACTTTGTAGAAGTTCCTCATCCTGCCCTGGGCAACTGGGCACCGTGTCCGTATGCCCGGCGAGCCAGGCTAGACCGTGATTACACAATTAGAGTAGGAGTCAATCCTTATTTTGATTTGTTAAATGTGGCCAAGGATGGTCTAGGTGGTCGGAGTGTGTTGATACTGGCCTACAATCCAGATGAATTTTTTTACACGCAGTTCAGTAATGACATCAAAGCTGCCAATCAAGAAGTGCTGTTGCAAAACGATCTGCTGGCCTTGGAAGATCATCCTGGAGATCCAGAGATTGTCAACGACGTGGTCATGAATCAAGGCACCTATGCGCTGGTACTAGTTCAAAAGCTAAGTGATCTAAACCAAAAAGCAAAATTGGTAGCAAACAAAGGATTTTATGACACCTGGCCAGACGAATACCTAACAGCCGTGTTCCAGCATAGAGAGGATCCTAGAAAGTGACTTATCAATTTGCTCGGATCGATTTGAGTAAAAACACAGATCAGGCCACTGTGAAATGGGCCTATCTTCGAAATCCCAACATCGCTGAACTCCGAGACATATATAAAACTTACTGTATCTACAAACATTTTGCCAGTGTGATGCCGTTGTTTGACAGCCAATTCACTGACTCAGATACAGATGTGCTTGGTTATTACGATAATGAGTTATTGGTAGCGTTTAGTATTATCAAACGTTACGACGATGAAAATGCTTTGTGTGCCCAGTTTGCTTGGAACTATAAACGACCCAAGTTGAGACTAGGTATAGAAAGTTTACGTACCGAATGTGCTATCTACCGTGAGAGAGGATTCCGATATTTGTATTTGGATCAAGCACACTTGTACAAACAAGGCATCACGGGCTTTGAACTACTAGGACCACTATAA